GTGGTCGAGCAGAAGACGGGCGTCACACGCGCCTCGGCGGGCCTCGATCCAGACGCATTGCAGTCCACCACCAAGGCGGCTGTAGTGGCGACGATGCAGGCTGCGGCGGGTCAGGTCGAGGTGATGGCGCGTAATCTGGCCGAGGGCGGCATGCGCCAGCTCTTCGGCCTCCTCTTGCGCCTCACGGTCAAGCACGCCGACGGCGAGAAGATGATGCGGCTTAACGGCATGTTCCAGCCAGTTGACCCGCGCGTCTGGGACACCTCGATGGACTTGATCGTGAATGTCGGGGTCGGCACTGGCCGCGAGGAAGAGAAGGCGATGGCCTACCGCGAGGTTCTCGGCCTGCAGATGCAAATCTTCCAAGCATACGGCCCGACCAACGGCGTCGTCTCCCTGACTGGCATTCGTAATACCCTGTCCGACATGATGGCCACGGCGGGCATCCGCAACTCCGAGCGCTACTTTAACCCTATGAACCAGCAGATTGAGCAGCAACTCATGGCGGCGGCTCAACAGGCGGCTCAGGCGCAGCAGGGTCAGCAGGCAGACCCGAATGCAGCCTACCTGCAAGCCGAGCAGATGAAGGCTCAGGTGAAGATGCAGTCGGACGCCCAGCGCGCCCAGCTCGACATGCAGAAGGCTCAGGCTGACCATGGCCGCAAGCTGGAGCAGATGCGCGTCGATCAGGACTTGCAGCGGGATAAAATGGCTCAGGACTTGGCGCTCTCGAACGCCGAGCTTCTGGCAAAATATGGCATCAAGGCCAACGAGATGATGATCAAGGCCGAGCAGAGTGCAGTTCGTGACCAGAATGGGGTGATCCGTTGACGCCAGAGCAGCGCAAAATGAACGCCGAGCGCCTTCTCAACGACGAGACTTTGCGTTTGGCCCTCGACATGATACAACATGACGCAGTTGGGGTATTCACTTACCCCAATTCCTCGCAAGAGGACATCATGGAAGCGCACCGGATGGTCCGGTCGCTGGACGCACTCCGCTCAAAGCTCGAAGCCTTCGTGGCTGACGGCAAAATGGCGGAACGTCGCAAACGATAGGAGCAGCACCGTGGCTAACACGACTGCAACTCAGGCGGTGGATGACTTTGAAGCCGCAACTTCGCTGATCTTGGATCAGCAACCCGTGGACCCTGAAGAGGAAACCTTGCAAGCCGACGCTGAAGAGCAGGCGACCGAGGAAGATGCTGCAGACGAAGCGGAGGCGGAAGACGCGGAAGCCGACGAGGACGACGCCGAAGACGCCGAGGATGACGAAGACGACGAAGAGACCGAAGTCGATCAAGAACCAGCTACTCAGCTCCACACCGTAAAGGTGGACGGACAATCTAAGCAGGTCACGCTTGAGGAACTCAAACGGGGCTATTCGGGTCAGGAGTATGTCCAATCGCAGATGCGCCAAGTCGCCGAAGGCCGCAAGGAGGTCGAGGCAATTTACGGGGCGCTGCAACAAGAGGTGCAACAGGTTTCCGCACTTCGCCAACAGCTAGAGGCTGGGGGTATCCCGCGTCAGCCAACGCCGCCGAGCCGTGAACTCTTCAATTCTGATCCGATTGGCTACATGGAAGCCAAGATGCAGCACGACGAGGAAGTGGTTAAGTGGCAGGAGGACGTGCAGCAGTGGCAAGCGCTCTCTCAGCGCCAGCACCAGATGCAGCAACAGGCGTTGCAGTATCAACTGGCTCAGGAGATGCAGAAGCTGCAGCAGGCTATCCCAGAGTTTGCGGACAAGGAGATTGCTCCGAAGATCCGCGACGCAGTCATCGCCACTGGGCAGGAATACGGCTTCGAGCCGGATGAACTTGCCTCGCTGGTGGACAGCAGAGCAGTCCGCGTCTTGCACGACGCCATGAAGTATCGCCAGATGGTGGCGGCTCGCGGCGAAGCGCAGAGGAAGGTCGAAGCAGCCCGTCCGGTCGTCAAGCCCGGTGCGAAGCAGTCGGCCAAGAGCGGTAAGGTGAAGCAGGCGAAGCAGGTTGTGTCTCGGATGAAAGCCACTGGCAGCGTCGATGACGTCGCCAAATTCCTTCTGAGTTGAACCCCATAAAGGAGATATACCAATGGGCGTTACTGCAAATACCAACGAAACTTACTTAGTCAGTTCGATCCGCGAAGACCTTCAGCCAGCATTGATCTCGATCTCGCCGACTGAAACCCCCTTCATGTCGTCCGTGGGCCGCAAGTCGGTCACGAACACCTACTTCGAGTGGCCAGTCGTCTCGCTCGCAGCGGCCTCTACCTCGAACCGTGTGGTCGAGGGTGAAGCAGCCCCCGGCAACGACGCACCGACCAACGCTGTCAGATTGGGCAACTTCTGCCAGATTTCGGACAAGGTGGTTGACGTTTCTGACACCGCTGAAAGCGTGAACGGCGCAGGCGATGCACAGCGCAAAGCCAAGCAGATCGCCTACAAGCTCCGTGAGCTTAAGCGTGACATGGAGCAGATGTTGGTTGGCGACAACAACGCAGCCGTCGCAGGGTCTTCCGGCACCGCGCGCGAGACTGCATCGCTGTCGGCATTCCTCACATCCAACGTGTCGCGCGGCACTGGTGGCGCATCCGGCACCCTGTCAGGCACCACCTCTGGCTTCCCTAACGCAGCGGCAACTGACGGAAGTCTGCGGGCGCTAAGTGAGACAATGCTGAAGGACGTGATTGCTTCGTGCTGGAATGCAGGCGCAGAGCCAACGATGGTCCTCTGTGGCTCGGGCGTGAAGCAGAAGATCAGCTCGACCTTCACTGGTTCGGCTACTCGCTACCGCGACATCAGCGATAAGAAAATTGTAGCCTCCGTTGACCTTTTTGTCAGTGATTTCGGGGAGTTACAGATCATCCCCTCGCGTTTCATCCGCTCGCGTGATGTGTTCGTTCTGGACCCCAACTACGCTCGCGTTGCTTACCTGCAAACCACAAAGCAGAAGCCGCTCGCGCGCACTGGTCACTCCGACCGCACCCTGATTTCGGTAGAATTTGGCCTCCAGGTCGATACCGAGGCTGGCCACGGTGTTATCGGCGACATCAACCCGGCGCTCTAAGATGACCAAGCGGGGGCTGCTTCGGTGGCCCCCGTCACCTTACTGAGAGGGCAAGAAATGAAGATCAAACTTACCACCGACCGGGGCGTCTGGATCGACGGACACTCGCGCGGCATGGGCTACGAAGCCAATCTGGATGAGGCAATTGCCGAGGCCATGATTGCCAATGGCTTTGCCGAAGAGGTAAAGCTCGCAAAGGCAACCAAGAAGGTGTTCGATGCTAAAGACTGACTGGACGATCAAGGAAAATTTTGACCTCGTTGACGGCAAGATCCACATCAACCGACAGCAGGACGTGCAGAGCCTGATCGACCTCAACAAGCACGAGGCCGAGGTCAGCCCGAGCATGTTTGGTGCTGCGCGCGTCCGCAAGATCGGCTCGATCCCGCTGGTAGTGGCCGAGACTTGGTCGCGCGAGTGCGGCGCGGCTATAGGCTCGAAAGAGTTCGCCGAATATGCTAAAAAGAAATTGATGAGCGGCGACTTCGCGGCGTTCAAAATCAAGGATGCGTAGACATGGATCAGAAAGTCATCGTTGGCATGTTCGCCGCTGCCGTGATGGCTATTCTTTCTTGGATGGCAAGCACGACCTTGGAATTAAAATTGTCTGTTCAGCGACTTGAGATTATCATGCAGCAAGACGCCCTAACAAAGTGAGACCGTCGATGGAAACTCTTGATCTCTTTCTCAAATACATCGTCGTCCCTGTCGGCGCTTTTGTTTGGATGATCCATACAAAGACCAACAATCACTATACAGAGATTGAGGTCTTGAAGGCGCAGGTTGAAGCCACGAAAGAGGCCCACAATCGTGAGTTTAAGGAGGTCCGCGACAATTTTAAGCGTGTGTTCGAAAAACTGGATGGGATCGAAGAGGCGCTGAGAAAATGATTAACCAAGCCACCGTCGATCTGGTCAAAGAGTTTGAGGGCTGCAAGCTGAAAGCCTACAAGTGTCCCGCTGGTGTGTGGACCATTGGCTACGGGACGACGGCTCGCGCTGGCGTTGGCATCGAGCCTGCTGCTGGCATGGAGATCACCGAAGCAGAAGCAGAATACTACCTGCAAAAGTCTCTGGAGAAATTCTCGACTGAGATTGCGGGTGCTATCACCAAGCCAATCAATGAGAACGAGTTCGGGGCCTTCGTCTCGCTCGCATACAACGTCGGCAACGCATTTAAGAGATCGTCTGCACTCCGCCACTTCAACGCTGGCGACAAGGTGAAAGCCGCCAACGCCATGCTGCTCTGGAATAAGGCGGGTGGCAAGGTGCTTGCTGGGCTTGTCCGCCGCCGGGAGGCAGAGCGTAAGTTGTTCCTGACGCCAGTCTCCGTTGACGCACCAGCCGCAGACATGAAGCCAGATCGTAAGAGCGTGGCGCAGTCCACCACCGTGCAGGCGTCAGCCGTGCAGATCGCGTCAGGTGCTGGCGCGGGGATCTCGGCTGTCGGTATGCTCGACGGGATCGCGCAAATTGTGGCAATGATTGTTGCGGGCGTCATCATCGTGTCGGCTCTCTGGATCATGCGCGAGCGGATCAAGCACTGGGGGCAGGGTGTAAGATGACCATGTGGACCGCCATACTACTCGTCTGCTCGCAGTATGCCTGCATCGCGGTAGGCGGTCCTGCGGTCCCCTCAGAGGCCGACTGCTGGGCCACGGTGGACAGCGGCATCAATACCGTCTTTGGCACCTACGGCCCGGACGTGAAGATCGTGGATGCTGTATGCCTGCAATGGGGAGCAGATGCGTGATGTTTATGTTTGGCCGAATACGGCTATTTTTTATTGGCGTGGCGTCCGGCTTTCTGGCGCTGCTCGCCATATTTTGGCAAGCAAGACGCGCCGGGGCCGCTGCCGCCAAAGCCGCAGCCAACGAGGCTAAGTGGGATGACTTGGCAAAAGCCAAGAAGACGGAGGATGAAGTCAATGCGCTGGACGATGACGCTCTGCGTGGGCGCTCTGCTAAGTGGGTGCGCCGCAAGTAGCGGCGGGTCATACTGTGACATCGCCGCGCCTATTTACTTCGACGCTGAGCGCACCGTGATCTGGCTGTCAGAAAATGACGACACATTGCTGCGCGACATCATCATCAGCAACGAGACGTGGGCGGCTCTATGCGATGGCTAAAGACACTGAGCAGACGCATGCATGACGTATCATTTCGTGATACGTCTGAAAGCCTTTGCAGCCGCGCGTGGCGCTTGCAGTCGCATCCATTCTGGCTGGCGTGGACTTATGTGTTCGGTCGAGCGCACTGTGAGCGCTCTTGGGCGCACTATCATGGCCGCGATCAGTAGCACTGGCGCCGGCCGGGCTGGCGAGTATTGGGTGGCCTACCAATTTGAACTGCGCGGAATTGAGATATACCGAGTTGACGGCCAGTTTGACCTGATCGCCAACGTGGGCGGCAGGCTTACAAAGCTGGAGGTCAAGTCGGCCCTTTCCGTGCGAGATGCGTCATATTGTTTCTTCACGCCGCAACGGGATATTGACGAATACGCACTGGTCGCCTTGGACATCGGCTTGATGCGAATATTGACCCGCGACCAAATAGGGCGTCGCATGACAACTCGCATCAAGCCGTCTGAGTTTTCTGCAGAGGCGCAGGAGGCCGATATTGCTGAATTCGTTAACAGACAGGCTTGCTCCACCCGCAATGGTGGCACTTAACGTATGCATTCCTCTTCTGTGTGTAGATGCTCAGGCATGGCCTGCTCGACTTGTTCCTGCTCGCGCTACATTGCGGGCAGAATGTTCGCCGCTTGCCTTCGGGCGGCGGCTTAACCCCAATCCAAGCGAGCGCCTTGATGATGTCGAGCGGGATTGCTTCGGTCATTGTTTACCCCTGTCTTCTTTCTGCTTTTCTCTCTTCCACAATTCGTCAACCAACTGAAATGCCTCCGCCATAATCTCTCGAAAAATGGGGTGATCCGAAGGATACGCGCGGGTCATTTGCAGCCTGACCATATCTGCCAGACATGGATAAACCCTCGCAATCAATGCCTCTGCATCCTCGGCACGCTTAATGGCGGCTCGGTATGGTTCGCTATTCTCAATAGCTGTGTCAGCAAGGCGGCGTGTGAGGTCGCCCATGTCTGCGTCGGTCATGGCTTTGCGGCCCTCGGGTAGCGTGTGGTCAGTCATCCCATCTCTCCCTGATGATAATAGGCGTCAACAACTATGTCCCGCACGCACTCTGCAACTGACGAATAGCCGCCCTCGCTGGTATACATCATCAGCCAATAAAAAGCCGCGTTATCCATCCCTTGCAGGACGTCAGCCAGCGCGCCCATGCGTAGGCGGCGGTTGGGTATTGGGTCATCCATCCGACTTTTTCCGCTGGCTGGTAAGTTCTGCGTGCCGCTGGTTCGCAAAAATTCGCAGCTGAAGGGCCAAGTCGTCTCTTACGTCTGGCGACCAGCGCAAGCGGTGCATCACCTTCTCCAAAATATGCTCGGCGGCGCGCTGTGACTTGCGCTCATAGGCGTCCTGTGCATCTTCACTCCATGTGTTTGACATTTTTTTCCTTTCTCATCTTTCTGATAACATCCCGGTGCATTACCACCACACAGTTCCCGTCTGGCAGAGGCTCGCTGCCCTCCTCCCACGGTGCGCGCGGCATCGTGATTGGCATTACGTGAAATCGGTCCGTGCTACTCGACGAAAGGCCTCGTTTATAGACGGTCCGCTTGGGGTTACTCATGGCCAGCCTCCCGAAGCAGCTTGCCGATCAGGGCGTCAACAACGGCCAGCGCGCTCGCCCCGTCATCGTCTGCGTCGATCATCTCCCACGTCAGCATGGCTGTTGCCTCGGCGCGCGGGCTGGTGCTTGCGTAGGCGTCAACGCGGATGCCACGGTATCTCAACTCGCCATTCCACCAAGCGCGCTGCTCCAGCAACGTCTCGGCGCGCTTGCAGCCAGCGTCAAGCCGACGCATCAGCATTTCAATCCGTTTAGCGCTGCTCATTCTTCTCACTCCATAAGAAAACATCGCTGATCATGACATCGACCGCATATTCGGCCAAGCTGGCGTATCCCCCGTCAATGGAGGCTAGAAAAGCCATCTCGGCGGTCTTGGTTGGCAGCTCGTCAATATGCCGCCCGAAATATCCGACCCCCATTGAGTAGCGGCGGCAGAGCGTTTGAAGCGGTAGCTGCTCCGTGCGCTCCTTTCGCGGTCGGCTGCGGCCATTGCGGATGCCGCGCGTGATGATTGCGTAGGCTACCGAGTAGGTCACACCAGCGGCCTCTGCTACCTGCTTTGTGGTCAAATCTCCAAGCTCCCACAGCGCCAACACTTCCGGGGTCTTTGGATTGGCTCCCTTCATCTCTTTTCTCCAATGTTGTCTGGCCGCATCTGTGGCCGGAGTGATGTTGATGGTGCCAGCGTCATGGCGCTTTCAGGCTCCAGCCTCACGCACTGCTGCTCCCATCCCTGCTGAATGTGGCGGTTTTTCTCAACATGCTCCCAACACGCCTCGAGCGTCACGAAGCTGTGGACGGCCAGCCAAACGGCGGCGGTCATGTCGCGGCCCCCAGCAACAGCAGGATGTAGGCCATCAAGAAGATGGCGACGACGGCGACAAACTCGCCAACAATTTCAACGAAGCGCTTCATTGGCCTGCCTCATCTTTCAATCGGTTAAGTTCGTCCACGTATTGCCCGATGAAGTGGTCTTCGTAAGCCAAATCTTCGCTCACATACGCTGGTCTCACGCCGCTGCCGTAGCGCGCCAAGATGTCGTCATATCGGTCACGGTGCAGCTGGATCATGCGCTCAACAACTTCGATGCGGTCAGGGATGTCGTTGTCTGTCATGGGGTTTCTCCAATCTTGATTTCGGGGCATTTATTTCAGGCGATCTCAGCCAGCGCTTGCGCGGCTTTCTTAGCATCTTCGACCTGTTGCAGCGTCATGCCGCTGTTGGCGATTGCCATAGCGTGATCCAGCGCCTCCGCTACGCGGTCGTCGTCGGTGGCGGTTATGGCGAGGACGAGGGCCAGCGTGAGGGCTTCGGATTTTGTCTTGAGTTCCATTGTCTGTCTCCTTCTGAGGGTTGGTGGGGGCCGAAGCCCCAGTTGATTAGATTTTTGCGGCCTTGAGGATGCCAGCCTTGCACGCGCTGCGGTTCCACTCTGTGGTTCCAATCACCTGCCAACACCAATGGCTTTCTGCGTCTGGGTGGCCTGCGTGCCACTGGTGAAAATACTCGCCCGTGCAAAAGCAGATTGCGTCTACGCCAAAATCTTTTGGGTCAAGGTCAACGTCCTGCCGCTTGATGGTATGACCAGCCTTTTTGTGCCACTCCCAGCGGTCGTCTGCGCCACCGTGGCTGCCGGATAGCGTAACGTTGAAGGTCTCTCCGTTTTTCTCGACACGCGACCCGCCAGCGTAATCGGTCAGCTTCACTTGACCAAGCAGTTTGCCTTTGGTGCCTTTTGTAAAATCGAAAACTTTCATCTGCCTGTCTCCTTCTGAAGGGTGGTGGGGGCCGAAGCCCCCTGTTATTACTGCGGGAGCTTCCAAGTGAATGCCTTTTTGCCCTCGGCGTAACTGGTAACGCACTCATGCACGCTGATGGTCTTGCGGATGCAGCTACCGATAGAAGCGGCAGCATTGATGGCGTCTTCATGCGCCATCTCTGCGGTGGCACCCTTGCCGACTACGATGTTGCCGTTGAAGGTTGCTGCTTTGTGTTCGTAGAAGGTCATCTGTCTGTCTCCTTGGTTGGTTGCTTCTCCTGATCACACCTAATCACAGGAAAAAACACCAATCAACAACTTTTTGCAGGTTGACTGCATATTTTTTGCATATAGGGTGCATGTGATCAACACAGGAGGATCACCATTGAAACAGTTCAAGACAATCGGCATTCAGGTGACGGAGGCCCAGTTGGCCGCGCTGGAAGCCGCTGCGGATCGGTTCGGGCTTGGCATCGGCCCCTACATGCGTATGACCGCGTTGCAGGCAGCGGCCAGTGCCGGGTTTCACCATGAGCAGCCACGGGCCGACTGATGGTAAATGGTCGCGCCAAGGGAGCCAGCTTTGAGCGAGAGGTGGCAAAGCTACTGCACGCAGAATTGGGGATCAGCTTTAGGCGAAACCTGGAGCAATATCGCTCAGGGCAAAACGACGACCTGACGCCGGACGATGACAGCTTCCCGTGGTCAATCGAGTGCAAGCGCTACGCTGGCGGATCGTTTAGCCCAGCTTGGTGGCAGCAGGCGTCAGACGCGGCGCAGGCACAAGGCAAGCTGCCCTGCGTCATCTACAAGTTTGACCGCAAGCCGATCCGGGTGGCCATCCCGCTCGGCGCTATTTTTGAAGATACCGACGGCCACATAGTTGACGTTTCGCTAGAAGCCTTCGCATATATCACAAGGGAGTTGATGGAATGATAAAGACTGACATGACAAACGAGCAATATCACGCTCACGAAGCAATCAGCAGCAGCGACGTGAAGGCGGTGCATTCAACAAGCGCCTACCACTGGCTTTACAAGACCTACAAGCGGTCTGCGGCGTTTGACTTAGGCACCGCCGTCCACGCGCTGATCCTTGAGCCGCACGCTGACCTTATCGTGCGCGGGCCGGAAGATCGCAGGGGCAACAAGTGGAAGGAGGAGGCGGCGGCGGCTGAAATGAACGGCCAGCTATTGCTGACCGAGGCCGACTACGACAAGTCTCGCGCAATAGCTGACGCGGTCATCTCAACGCCAGTTGGGCAGACCATGCAGAGCGAGCGCACGATCAACGAAGCCAGCATCTTCGCGACGTGTTCGCATACCGGCTTGCAAATCAAGACGCGGCCAGACAGCTACTGGCAGGATCGCGGGATCATCTATGACGTGAAGACGACGCAGGATGCCTCACCGATCGGCTTTGGGCGTGAGGTCGTAAAGTATAACTACGCGCTGCAAGCCGCATTCTACCTGCACGTCTGCCGGGAGGCCGGGTTGCCAGCCAAGCAATTTGTCTTTGCGGCAGTCGAGAAGGAGCCGCCGTATGCGACTTGCGTCCACATGCTGTCAGATGATTATATAGCGTGGGGCCACAGCCAAATGCTGGGGGCTATGGAGCAAATCAAGACAGCGCAAGACAGCGGCGAATACAACACTGGCTGGCCTGCCCTGAATATTCTGGACTTACCGCGCTGGATGAGTGCAGATGACGACTTCGACACCGAAAACTGAGCCAAGAGGAGATCACCATGGCCAATGAAGACTTTAAGAAAATCTTGATCCAGAACGTGGAATTGAAATATCCGCGACTTAATGAAACCTACCGCTTCAACACGGCGAAGCGGCAGTCGGAACCGTGCGCGCCAACTGCAAGCGGTGCAAGCTGGTCTATCGCGTGGACCATGTCAGCGGAGCAGGGCAACGCACTCTACAAGGAGCTGAAGGCTCACTATCTGGCGCGCCAAGCTGCGGGCGGGATCAAGGCCGAGTTTACCGGGATCTTCGGGATGAAGAAGCTGGAAGATGGAACCGTTGAGGTGCGGGCAAAGCGCAATGGAACCAAAGCCAGCGGAGAGGTGAACATGCCGCCAATTGTTATCGGTGGGGACAAACAGCCGCTGGCAGACAAGGGGATCTGGTCTGGGTCAAAGGGCAATGTGCGCTGCTTCGCGTGCCCAGTGACCGACCCAGAGGGCAAGGCCGGGGTTAGCCTCTTCTTGGACGCTCTACAGGTGACACACGCAGTCTACGGCGGTGGAGGATTGGACGACTTCGCAGACGTGGGGCCGACGAAGCAGGCAGGCGCTGTTGACGATCCCTTCGCCGCTGACGCACCAGAAGACGACCCCTTCGCCACTCCGTCACCTAAGCCCACCCCGGCAAAGGCAGACTACGACGACGAAATCCCCTTCTGACAATAAAAAAGGCCCGCTGCCGGGGAGAAATGGCAGCGGGCCTCAGTCGGGAGGAGGAGAAGAACGTGACCCATGACAGTCAGCGATGGACCAATTATAATGAACACAACACCTAGTATCAAGCCGCTTGTTGTTTTGCTGAACAGAGGCGCACTTAGCACGCTGAAAGACAAGCCCGGCAGCACTTACGACGGGATCACGGCGCAGCAGATCGCGGCCATGGTCGCAACGCCGCAGTCAGTCAGCAAGTCCGAGGCACTCTTCATCATCCCATCCGAATATCGTGAACACGACGGCAGGTCGCACGAAGCGCAGCGCACGATGGGGCAATATCGCTATCTGGCCTTCGATATCGATAGCGGCAACCACACGCTGGCAAAAATCAAGGACAGCTTTGAGGCTATATTCCCCGACGCTGGCATGATGATCTATTCGTCGGCTTCGGCCTCTGAGGAAGAGAAGAAGTGGCGCGTGTTGGTGCCGCTGAGGACAGCCATCGCCGGAGCCAATTACCCCGAAGCGACAATGGAGGCGGCTGACATGCTGCGGCATCGCGGCATTACCTGCGACCCGTCGCTGACACGCTGCGGCCAGCCAGTCTACCTACCAAACGTCCCGCCAGAGCGCAGGGACGAAGCCGGAGAGCCGCTGTTTTATCAGTCAGAGATCGTCCGCAAGCGTGGCTACGAGTATCACGGCGGCGACATAGAGCAGGCCGTCCGGCAGGCCGAAATCCGCAGGCAGGCGTTGCAGGAACAGGCAGCGGCAGATCGTGAACGCAGAGCCGCAGAGCGGGCCGCACAGCGGGCATCCCGTGGCGATGAGATAAGTGCAGTGGAGGAATTCAACGCGCGCCACAGCGTGGCCGACATCCTGGCAAAATACGGTTACGCCAAGCAAGGCCGCAGCGATCAATACCGCTCGCCCAATCAATCATCCGGCAGCTATGCGGTCAAAGATTTCGGCACGCACTGGGTCAGCCTATCTGGCAGCGACGTGAGCCTTGGCATCGGACAGGTGAAAGATGGCTGGTGCTGGGGCGATGCCTTTGATCTTTTCTGCTTCTATGTCCACGGCGGCGACATGAAGGCGGCAGTCCGATCCTATGGCGCAGAAATCCGGGGGCCTCAGTTGACAACACCCGACGACCCGCTGGCCGACTTTGAATTCGTCAGCGAAATTTCGTCGGCACCGGAGGCCAATGAAACAACGCCGGAGCAGCAATCCAACGAAATTTCGTCGGATGATGACTGGCAGTTGCCGGATGCGGGCGATGAGCCGCCGGAGCCGCAGCACTGGCCGACGCCAGCGACCAACTTCGACTCCAGCGTCCTTCCCCGCCGCGAGTGGATTTACGGGCATGACTACATCCGCAAATACGTCAGCGTGCTTGCGTCGGCAGGTGGCATCGGGAAAACATCGCTGACCGTTGTTGAGGCGCTGGCAATCGTCACAGGCCGCAACCTGCTAGACACGCACGTGAAGCAGCAATGCAACGTCTGGATCGTCAACCTAGAAGACCCGCGACTTGAAATCGAAATGCGGATGCTGGCTGCAATGCAGCACTACAAGATCGAACCGTCAGAGGTGCGCGGCAAACTTTTCTATGATGGTGAAGATACCTTTGCCATGACGCTGGCCGCTGAAGGCAGGGACGGCTTAAAGACCAATGACGCGCTGCTTGAGATGATGACACGCAAGGTCAGGGAGCATAACATCGGCGTGGTCATCATCGACCCATTCGTCTCCACACACCTTGTCAACGAGAATTCTAACAGCGGCATCCAAGCTGTCGTCGCCATGATCCGCAAGCTGGCACGCGACACCAATTCATCCGTCTCGCTGGTCCACCATGTCCGCAAAGGCAACGGGGATGACGCCACCGTTGACAGTGTTCGCGGGGCTGGTGCGCTGATCGGCGCTGCCCGTGCTGCACGGGTCATCAACCGGATCACTGAGGACGACGCGCTGCGAATGGGTGTGGACCAGAAGATCGCAAAGGGCATCTTCAGGGTGGACGATGGCAAAGCAAACCTTGCACCTCCCGCCGACAAGGCTGTCTATCGCCGCATGATCGGCGTGCAGATCGACAACGAGGAGTGGGTGGGTGTCTGCGTGCCGTTTGAGATGCCTGATCCGTTTGATGACGTAGGGCCGAAAGAACTCCGCAAGGTGCAGGATATGGTTGCCGGAGCGGAAGCTAATGAAGACCCGTATCGCGCCAATGTGCAGGCGAAGCATTGGGTCGGCAACGCAGTGGCCACTGTCTTGGGGCTGGATGGCAGCGACAAGGCGCACAGGGCGCGCATCGGCATGATCATGAAGACGTGGATCGCCAACGATGCGTTGCGTGTGGAAACCACTGAGAGCAAGCGTGATGGCCGCGAGGTGCCATGCGTTTTCGTCGGCAACTGGGTCAAGCCAGAGGAGATGGAGTGATGCTTCACTATCACGGCACACCTCTCACGCCGAGAAACGAAATGCTGAAAATGGCTGGCAAACACTTTTGCGTCAGTTACGCGCACCCTTTTGACGGAGACTGGTGCCTTCAGAATGGCCAGTCCGTGATGTGGGACAATGGAGCATTTAGTCTACATACTAAGGGCAAGTCAGTCGATTGGTCAGGTTTTCACCAGTGGCTTGAATGCCGCCTTGGCCATCCGCACTGGGCCGTTGTTCCAGATGTTATTGATGGTGACATTGAGGACAATCTGAAACTCATTAACCAATGGCCACATCAGAAAAGCATGTCCGCCGTTGTTTGGCATATGGGGGAGCCAATAAGTCATTTGCATAGACTTTGCGATCTAGGCTTTGCAAAGGTTTGCTTTGGCAGTTCAGGTGCTTACTGGCAAGTTGGCTCTGAAGCATGGGAGCGGCGGTGCGATGAAGCATTTAACGCTCTGGCATCAAATGGTGCGCTTCCTTGGGTGCATATGCTTCGCGGTTTGGCGCTGTGCGGTGATCGTTGGCCGTTTGCTAGCGCAGACAGCGTGAACGTAGCACGCAACTTTAAGAATAAAGGCTCTGAAACTTGCCCAGAGAGAATGGCAAGGAGGATCGACGCTGTTCAATGTCCGGTGAAATGGACACAGCGCGCAACACAAATGGAGATGTTTGATGTTTAAGTTTCTGCTCATTGCAGCATTCGCTGCAACCGTCCCAGCGGCAAACTGGATGATCGGCAATGTCGGGCAATGCATTCCGAATGGGCCATGCCTTATTCCTGTCGGTTTTGGTCTTATGGCTCCATCAGGTGTTTTGATGGTCGGCGCTGCATTGGCTTTGCGTGATGCTGTCCACTCAATTCTTGGTGCCAAGTTCGCGCTGATCGCCATCGCTCTCGGTGTGATCTTGTCCGCCGCCGTTGCACCTGCATCACTTGTTATAGCATCTGCCGCAGCGTTCTTGATGTCTGAATTGTCAGACTTTGCCGTCTATGCACCTCTGCGGCAAAAGAGTGTGCCAGCGGCGATCATTGCATCCGGCTTGGTTGGCTCCGTTGTAGACAGCGCGGCGTTTCTTTTGATCGCGTTCGGAAGTCTGGACTTCATTGCGGGGCAAGTCGTCGGGAAAATGGAGATGACGCTTGTATGCGCCGTTGCTGCGTTGATGCTCCGCCGCACCTTTTCCGCACCTCAAAAACAGGTGCGGAGTGCGGAGAAATAAGCCGAAATTACCTCCGCCGCACCACCTGCATATATATATGCAAGGTGCGGCGGTGGTTCGGAAGGGTCTGGGAGTGAGTGCGGAAAATGAAAGGTGCGGCAATGGTCAAAGTAAGGCTCAGTAGGCGAGTGGATCAAGCCGGAGGAAATGAATTGACGGCCCCTAACCGCACTCACCGCAGTCATTCCGCAGTCATAAATGCTGACTGCGGTGAGCGTTTTCAACACGTTAGCTGGTGTTCACCGCAGTCGTTCCGCAGTCAGAAGGCAGGAAACCTGCCAATTGGGCATAAAAAAACACCCCGCGAGGAGTGTTGCAAGAATGTCACCGCAGTCGTTTGCGTGAAATTCCTCCGGAATTTATACCACTGCGGCGGCGGTGTCAACACCCCTCAAGTGCGCGGACCTATGATGAGCGGCTTAAGCAGCCGCACTCGTCATCTCGACGGTCCCGACGCGCCCCGCCCGCAGGCAGGCCTCCGCTGTCGCTATGGCATGCAAGCGGTCGGGCGCACCGGACAGTCTCGAGTGGAAGTTAAGTTTATGGATGGGAGAGAATACATTGGCGAGAAATAGTAAGCCAAAGTCAAAGCCACGTCGGCCAGAGCGGCAGAAGAAGTCAGACCGCCTGACAAACCCAGCCGCATCGGCGGTGGCCATCAAGATAGATATGATGATGGCTCCCCTCACGCTGGCCGTGGACGAGGCAGACCGCAGGTGGGGAATTGACCGCCTGCCCGAGTTGGTGGCCGTAGACACGGCGGCGAAGTGGGGACTGACGCTGGCGAAGCTAAGCGAGGCAATCGACGCAGAGGACGCGGAGAAGGCCGCACAGTGGACGGGGGCCGCTCTCCGGGGGTTGGCGTTCATGGAGGCAGAGGCAAGCGCTGGCGGCGCTCTGCGGGCGTGCAGCGACGTTTGGGAGGTAGAGCTGAACGGGGTGGTCTACGGGATTATGAGAGATGGCCGCGCGTGGCAGGAGATCCGGGAACAGCGGCCAGACTTGCGGCTGCTGACGCTGCGGGAGGTTGCCGTGGCCGTCGAGTGGTGGTCAGAGTATGGCTTAGGGAAGATGCAGGCGGCGGTGGCTGACGCATTCCCGGCGGCGGAAGTAATCAGGAGCAGGCCGGGTGGCTCGCTGGAAGATGACATAGGAGAGTTGTGATGAATAGAAGTGAAGTGCTGGCAGATGCCGATCGGCTGATCCACGGCGAGCGCCAACAGAACTACGGCGACGCAGCGGACAGCTTCGGCGCGACTGCGGCCATGTGGTCGGCATATCTTGGCTGCGGCGTGACAGCCCGCGACGTGTGCAACATGATGGCGCTGCTGAAAATCGCCAGACTGCGCTTGGGGCAGCACGACGACAGCAGCGTCGATGGCTGCGGCTATCTGGCGCTGGGTGCGGAGGTGGCAGGCTGATGGTGTCGGCGGTGGTTGACGTGGGTGGCGTCCGCGATGACGTCGTGGCCGACGTTGCTGACGCGATCCTCGACGCCATGGATGATGCCATTGACGAGGGGGCGACAGTGGCCGAGCTGCTGTGCGCTCTCGGTGTGGTTCTCGAGGAGATGCTGGGCGAAAATGTCAGCCCAGAGAGCATGCATTGAGCGTGGAGGTTGGAAGTGG